ATGACCTGTTATGCTGCCGTCGCCTGTTCTGTTACGCTCTCCACCGGTACCCTGTTCGCAGGTGCAGGCCTTGTTGCCGCAGCCGGACTGGCACCGGTAGCTTCGGCTGCCGCTACGTTGCCCGGAACCTATGACCAGACCGTAGAAGTAACGGCGGCGAACAGCACGGCCATCACGCTCGCCGCCGGACAGGCGGGACTTGTCGATTACAAGAGCGGGGAGGCCTATACGGGAGCCGTGACCATGGCGGCGGACGGTTCGAGCACGCTCGTCCTCCTGCTGGAGCAGGCGACCGGCAATGCTTCGTTCGGGAGCGCCATCACGAATACGGGCAATATTATTGTTTCCGGCGCCGGGAAGACTCTGGAATTGACGCAAGGGCTGGAAAGCTACGGCAGACAGAATTGGACGATCAATACCAATGCAACATTGAAGGCCAACAGTTCCATCTGGTTGAACGGAGAAGGGGCTGCCGGTATGATTACGCTTGAGCAGGGCAGTTCCCTCGTGTATGGCAGTCATAATTCCAGCATGCTCGGAGCATCCGGATTTGTGTTCAACGGTACCGGGACGGTATCGGGTTTCAATGATGCCGGTACCATGGGAACAAACTGGGGTTTGACGCTGCTGGACAATGCTTCCATCAAGGTGACGGCCGCAGCGAGCGGTTCGACATTGAGTATGACCCGCATGAGCGTCCGGTCCGGGATGGTTTTCGATATTCAGGGCGCAGGCACGGTGCTGAACTTTTCTTCGCAATTGTCTTCTATTGGAGTAGGTGCGTCGAAAACCGTGACGATTAAGGGTGGCGGTACTCTTGATTTTACAGGTTCGGCATATACCAACGCCGTGGAGCTGGGAGGCGTCAATTTCTCAGTGACGGAAAGCAGTGTGTTGAAATTGAACAATGCCGCCGCTCGGCAGACTACTGGTTTCACGGGTATTGCCTTAGGCAATTCCGGCGTGCTTGATGTGACGGTGACGGCCGATCTGTCTGCATGGAACAACGGCAGTATCACCGGAACTGCCGGTAGCCGGGTCGTTTTGAACGGCGGAGGGAACCGCTGGTACGGCGGCTTCCTGACCAGCGCTTTCGCTACCGGGGGAAATGTGTTCAAGGGGACGATCGAAGTGGCTTCCGGCCGCATGGAGATAGGATCGAATACGGGGCAGTTCGGCGATGCCGGTACGAGCTGGATCGTGCGCGATGGTGGCCAGGTCTATTTCGGCAACGGTACGTATAACGGAAACATCTCGATTGAAGGAACGGGCTGGAATGCCAGTTCGGATATTGCCAAGGGCGGATGCATTCGTGCGGACGGTGCGACGCTTGCAGGCAATATTACGCTGCTGAACAATGCTTCGATTACTGTCTGGAGCGGATCGACTGGTACCCTGAGCGGCAAGCTGCTCGGCAGCACGACTCTGGAAAAACTGGGTGCCGGAACGCTCAATGTTTCGAATGCCAATGCTCTGAAGGATTTTACCGGTAATTTGAAGCTTACGGGCGGTCTCGTCAACCTGAGTATGACGGCCGATATGGCGATGGCGGGGAAGCTGATGCTGAACAGCGGCACCGTGGATGTAACGCGCTCGGATGTCTATGGACGCCGTTTGTTCAATGGAGGCGTGGAAGTTTCCGGCTCCGGCAAGATCACGCTGTCGCGGACCGGGTTGATCTGGATCAATTCCCTGACGGGGAACGGTACGGTGAATTTCGAGCGTACGGGCAGCGGTACATATTTCTCATCCTTTGTGCTGGCCGGTGACGGAGACTTCACCGGAACCATTACGGTGGGCCGTAACGATGCGACGCAGAATTCCTACCTCGTGCTTCAATCCGCCAATGCGGCGAAGAATGCGACGGTGACCCTGCAGAACGGTTCTTCGCTGGCCCTGACGGCCAATACGACGATTGCCGGATTGAACGGCGCAGCCGGTACGATGATCGTCGGCATGGATGCTTTGGCTTCGACTGGACAATACGATCAGAACATGCCGACGAAAGGAACGGCGCGGACGCTGACGGTCAACGGAGGCGGCAACTACGCGGGTAGCATCGGGGCCAATGTGAGCCTTGTGAAATCCGGTGCGGGCACTCTGAAGCTGACGGGCGCGCTGGATGCTTCCAGCAGCTATTCCGCCACGGGCGGCACGCTTGAATTCGGCCAGACCGGCAACCAGACGCTGACGGTCAGCGGCAGTAACGGTGCGACGCTCGCTTTCACCGGCGGAGGCAAATATACGTTGGCCGCCGCTGGGGATTTCTCCGGTGCGGTACTGGGTATTTCCAACGGTTCCACCGTCATCATGGGCGGTGCGGGAGTGGCAGGCCTCGCTGTCGGCAGCGGTCTCAATTACCTGAACATCACGAGCACCTCGCCAAGCTATGCCCTTGGCACCATCAGCGGCGCCGGGAGTTTGGTGCTCGAATTGGCGAATGCCTCCATGAAACTTGTTGCCGATGATATCGGCGATACGGCTCTGTACCTGAAGAATGGAGATGCCCTGTCCCGGTTGACGCTTGATGAAACCGGCATTCTGCAAGCGGTCGCGCTGGCGGAGTTGACCGGCTCCACAACCGACGATCCGGCGGGCGAATATTCCCGAGTCGGCGGCGGAGTTGTGCTTCAGAGCAATTTGGAGATCGGTTCCCTGATGCTGATGGATAAGGCAGGGGATGCCAATACCCTGACGATTACGGATTCTTTCACGATCGGCGAGAAACTGACGTTTGCGGGTACGGCCGGAGGCTCGTTTGCCCTGCAGGGTGGGGCCTTGACGGTCGATACTCTCATTGCCAATAGCGGCTTGCTGAACCTCAACAATACCCTGACAACGGCGAATTCGCTGCAAGGTGTCGGGCGTGTCAATTTGGGTAGCGGTTCGTCACTGGTACTCAATGGAGCGGGGACGTTCGGCGGCGTGGTCGGCATGGCCGGCAATGCCGGATTGTCTTTGGCGAACGGCGCTCTTGGCACGGGGACGATCAACATCTCCGGCACGGGCAACAAGCTTGAATGGCTTGCCGGCAATACGGCCGATTATTCCGGCAAGTTGACGGTGGCAGCGAACAGCGGCCTGACCTTGAACACCGGAGCCAACAACGTCGGCTGGGGAACAGCCATCGGCAATACGGCCGATTATACCAAGACAGGTTCCGGAACGCTGACCCTCTCTGTGCTGAACGCCATCAAGGGTGCGCTGACGATCGACGGCGGTGTGGTGAATTTGACCGCAGGCGGCGATAACGGTTCGATCAATGGTACCGTTGTCATCAAGAATGGCGTGTTGCGCCTGAATGGCGGAGACGTGACGGGATATGGTGAGGGCAACAGGATCAGCGCCATTACGATTCAGGAAGGCGGCGAAATGGTGATCGGTGTGACGGCGAACCAGACGTTCTCCAACATGACGCTGACGCTGCAAGGGGGCAAGATTTCGGGCGTAGCGAATTCCAACTTCGATCTGTTCAGAAACGGTTCGAAGGTCGTCACGCTGGCTTCCGCGCAGACATCCACGATCTCCACCAACTTCAACCTGCGCCAGGACAATACCCAGTTCGACATTGCCAAAGGCACGACGGCGAACGGTATCGATCTTTTGGTTTCCGGAGTGATCGGCAATGGTGATAACGGCAACCACAACTTCATTAAAAACGGCGCGGGCACGATGGTCCTGACCGGAGCCAACACATACGGGGGCACGACGACCATCAACGGCGGCACGTTGCAGGTAGGTAATGGCGGTGCATCCGGTTCGCTCGGTTCCGGCACGGTTTTCATCAATGCCAACGGCACGCTGGTATTCAACCGGACGGATGAATACACGTTTACCAATACAATCGGCCTCGATGCGAATAAGAGCACAGGCCACATTGATATCATGTCCGGCACCTGTACATGGAATACCGGTTCCCAGGGTAACTTTACCGGTACGCTGACGGTGTATGACGGCGCGACGCTGAAACTGGCTTCGAACACCTACAATGTCATTGGGGGAACGGGCCACCGTACCCTGATCGAGGCAGGGGGCAGGGTCGTCTTTGCCGTAGGTGGGACGGATTGCCATTCCTACGGGCAGATCGAAGGGGCGGGCCATGTGGAGATCGCATCTGCTGCCGACAAGATCATGTACTTCGATTGTGCGAACACCCTGTACACGGGCGGCACGATCGTCAAATCCGGCACGGCCGTGATGAATCAGGTGGGGGCGCTCGGCACGGGTACGATTACTCTGCAGGGCGGCGTACTCCGGGCTGCCGTGGGGCATGCCTTTGCCAATGCGGGCGGCACCAATGCCCTCGATATGCAGGGCGGCACGCTGGCTGCCTCCGGCAATCAGACTTTCTCTTCCACGGTGCTGACATCGGGAGTGAGCACGCTGGCCTTGACTTTGAACAATTCGGGTGGTGCGGCAAGTCTGCTGAGCCTGGATCTCGGTACGCTGACTCGCGGCATCGGCTACGGTTCTCTGAATCTGGCATTGACGGGCGGCCCGGATGTGACTCTGACGGGTGCCAATGTCAACGACTATCTGCAGCTGAAGGCAACTGTCGATGGGGACAATACATGGCTGGCTCGTGCCATCTCCTACAAGATCGGCGACCAGCTTTACCGCGCAACCGGGTACGATACGGACACGCGCGTGATTTCGTTTGCGGAAGCTTCCACGACCCAGCTTGTGCAGAATTCTCCGAGCGGTACAGCCCTCGATTATATCCGCACGGGTGGTGCGACGCTTGGCGCAAAGAGTGAGGAACTCGGCGGAAGTACCTACGAAATGCGCAGTCTTGCGATTGAAAACGGTACGGGTGAAGGTGATTCCAATGCGCTGGTGCTGAATGGTGTCACGCTGAAGGTGAACGATGTGCTGTCCTATGGCGCCACAACAGGGCCGGCCTATACGATTGCCAATGGAGATGCCGCCGGTTCTCTGAATGCGAAAGCAGTCGTTCTGACGGGAGGTACGTTGAATCTCAACGTGACGACGAGGCAGATCGGCACGATGGCCGGACAAGGCACCATCGCTTCCAGCGGCGGCACGACCGCCGTTTCCGATGCGATCGACGGTTCTCTGACGTTGAATCTGGCGAACAGCGCGGCCTTCTCCTTCACGGGAACGACCGGTTCGTTGGCTGCCATGAATGTGGCTTCGGGCAGCTCGGCTGCCTTCCTGACCGGCAAAACTTCCCTGTCCGGCACGCTGGCCCTTGCCAATAACGGTTCCTCACTGCAGGTGGGACGTGCCGCTTCGGAAGGAGTGGCGGCTTCCAACGCCGTGCTGACCATGCAGAACCTGCAGGTGAATACCGGGGGCGACAACAACAGCACTTCGCTGAACATTGCAGCCGGTTCCGTGATGAATGTGCTTGGCACGACCAACGGTTCCGCCGGGGAAGGTTCATTTACGATGAGCGTAGCCGGAGGCACGTTCACGACAAATGTCAACGGCACGTTGAATATCAATAGCGATATATCCAATCGCGACGGTAACGGCACGCTCAATATCAACAATGGCGGCGTGATGAATTTCCGCAATGGATTGGGCATTACGCGCAATGGCGCAGCTTCCAACTGGGGGCGTGTGACGTTGAACCTGAATGCAGGCGGCACGATGAACATCGGTGCGGGCGGCATCAAGGGCAGCGTGGTTCATACCATGAACACCATCAATCTGAACGGCGGCACGATCGGCGCACTGGCCAACTGGACGTCGTCCGTCGCCCTGAATCTGCAGGGTGCCGTAACCTTCAATACCGAGCTGTATGTGGCCGACGACGGTTCCGGCGCAACCAGCGGCTACAGCGGACAGGCCGGAACGATCGGCTTGAGCGGAGCATTGACGGCGACGGAAGCCGGTTCTCTGGTGAAAGACGGCCTCGGAACGCTCACGATTACGGGCGCTCAGGGCGGTTTCGGCGGTACGATGACTTCCCTCAAGGGTACGCTGGACATTTCCGGAACGACGGGACTGGGCACGAACGCCGTTTCCCTCGTGCTGGACGGCGGCGCACTCAATGTCGGCAGCCTGAACGGCGGCATGACGGTGCGTTCGGCCGCGGCTGGCGGGCAACTGGGCAATCTGACGTTGAACGGCGGCACGATCAATATCGACCTTGCGCTGCTGCCCGATGCGGGTACTGCGGCCTACACGGTGGGTACGCTTTCCGCAGGCGCGGGCAAGACGACGTTCCACATCGAGAACTTCGCCTCTCTGGCGCTGGGCGAGCATACATATACCCTGTTCAATGTCACGGGAGCCAATAACATCACGACGGAAGCCTTGCAGTCTCTGGTCGGTGCGTCGGGCCTTGTGATCAGCGAGGATTCCCGCTCGAAGCTCGAATTCACCAGCAGTGCTTCATCCGTGACGATGAAGTACACGAATGCCGGCATCGCCACGCTCGTATGGCAGAATACGGCCAATAACTGGCAGATGAAAGGCTCTGCGGATGCATGGGCATCCGGCTCCGGCACATTGGCGGATACCAGCTTCCACACCGGGGACAACGTGATCTTCAATGCGCAGTCTCCAGTTCCCGCGGTGGCTGAATCCGTGAAGCTCTCCGGCCTTGTGGCTCCCGGTTCCATCACCGTGAACGGCGGCAATTACAGCTTCGACAATGCTGCGGCGGATGCGCGCGGCTATCTCTCCGGCAGCGGCAAGCTGACGATGGCGGGCGGCACGCTTGCCATCAACACCAACAATAAGGGTGTGGCCGCTTCGGAAGGCGTCGCAGCCATTGATCCGTGGTCGGGCGGAGTCGCCTTGAACGGCGGCACACTGATTGCCGGAGCGGATGGCGCGCTTGGCACGGGTACGCTCGTGTTCGGCGGCGGCACGCTGGAATTCGTCTCGGCGAATGCTCTCGGCGGCGCCATGAGCATTGCGGACAATGCTTCGGGCACCCTGAAATGGGGGGCTGGCAATACGATGAATTACACGGACAATCTTGTGTCCTTCGGTGCGAATTCGACCCTGAATATCTTCAGCAACGGCAATACGTTCAACATGAACCAGACGCTGGCCGCGGGCCAGAAGCTGGTCATCAATGATGTGTTTGCCGGTAACGTGACGCTTGCCGGCACGGGAGGTACCTTGGAAATTGTCCAGAATGCGAGCGTCAATTCCGCCATCTGGCAGGGTGCGAACTACATCGTGAACGGCGGCCTGACATCCGGCGGAGGCGGTATGTATACCTCCGGATCGATCAGCGGTTCCGGTACGTTGACCTTCAACAATACGGGAGGCACGTTCACATGGGCGACCTCCGGCAACGATTTCACGGGCGATATCCGCCTGACGGGATCCAAGCTCGTGGTCTTCGGCGGAAACGCCCTTGGCACGGGGTCAAGTTTCCTGACGAATGGAGGTGCGGCGTCCTCAATTGATATCGGAGCCAATGCCACGCTGGTTCTGAACCGCCAGTTTGCCGCAGCCGACAAGGCCGCAGCCAAGGCGAATGCACTGGTGATCGGCAACCTGACCGGCAGCGGCATCATCCGCGGCGACTATACCACCAATACGGCGGATTTCAGGGAACGCTACATTTCCACGACCGTTGCTTCGGGTGAAGCCGTGTATGGCGGCATTTTCCAGCGGCAGACCAATACGGACGTCGGCCTGCTCAAGAATGGCGCGGGTACGTTCGTCCTGACCGGAACCAATACTTCGATTGCCGATCTGGATGTGAATGCCGGTTCCATGGTTCTTCGCGACGGAGGCGTATGGGCGGGCGATATCAATGTACTCGGTACATCCTCTCTGGCTTTCGACAATAATATCGATGTGACGCAAAGCAGGAATGTGACATCCGCAGCAGGCGCGACCATTACCTTCCAGAACGGCAAGACGTATACGCTGGCCGGAGCGGCGAATGCCATCGGCGGTGCGGTCGTCGTGCAGGGTGGAAGCAAGCTGGCTGTCAGCGGCACATTCGGCACGGGTTCCGTCTCTCTGGCGACGGCGGCCGATACGCTGGAATTGAGCGGAACGAACAAGACGCTTTCCGGAGCCATCAGCGGCAACGGCGGCGTGATCGTCTCGGGTGGGGAAATCACCCTGAGCGGCGCCAACTCCTACAAGGCCGGAACGACTGTTTCCGGCGGTACGCTGATTCTCGGCTCGACCGGAGCCGCGGGCGATGGTATCATTGCCCTGACAGGCGGTGCCTTGAACGTCAATGGTCAGGTTGTGCTTAATGGTGTAGCGGCCAATCAGGGAACCTCCTCCATCATCGGTGGTGCAGATTCTTCCATCGGCGCCTTGACAGTGGGCTCCGCCGATGCGGCGGCCACATTGAACGTATCCGATGCGTTGACGGTGGCTTCCATCAACGTGCTTGCGCGGACCAACGGAAATAATACCTTGAATGCCACTGGCGACCTGTCGGTGACGGGTGCCTTCAATGTCGGGCAGAACGGTACAGTTGCCCTTGCTTCGGCTTCCCTCGGTTCCGGTCTGTCACTCGGTCAGGATGCTGCGTTCAGTTCCGGAGCCTTGACCGTTTCCGGCACCGTGTCCACAGCGACGGGAGCTTCCATGAATACGGGAGCCGTCACATGGAACGGCACGGGCAAAACCTGGAATCTGGCCAGCCTCTTCCTCAACCCGTCCGCATCCGTGTGGACTGTCGGAGGCAACCTGAGCTCCACCGGTACGGTGAGCGTCGGTCTCGACAGGACATTTGCCGCGACTCTGGCGGATGGCGACTACAAGGTCGCCACGATTACGGGAACGTGGGATCCGGCGCAGTTCAACCTGCAGGATCTGTCGGATATTTCCGATATTTACAAGTACACGCTCGAACGTTCCGATTCGGGTACCGATCTTGTCCTGCGCGTGCGTGTGGACACCGGAAAGGCTCTCGTCTGGAACGCAGCAAACGGCGCTACATGGTCCGATGCGAGCGCAACGGAATGGGTAGGGCAGGCCACCGCTCCGGCCGGCAAGATCGTCTACTTCAACACGGATCCGTTCGGTGATGCGACGGAATTGACGGTCAACATCGCGGCGGCGGGAGTCACTCCCACCCAAATCTTCGTGGAAACGAACAAGACGTACATCTTCCAGGGCGGTTCGATCAGCGACGCTCCCGGCGTAGCCTCGACTCTTACCGTGCAGGGCGCAGGCATCCTCCGCCTTGACGCGGCGAACGCCTATACGGGCGGCACGACCCTGAAGGACGGCACCGTCGTCATGAACAATACGGCTTCCCTCGGTACGACCGGCAGCATCTCCTTCGAAGGCGGTACGCTGGAATACGGCAGCATGGCGGACTGGAGCGGGCACGATATTTCCGACCGTTTCGTCGTCGCGCAGAATGCCGACCTCAACCTCTCCGTTGCAGACGGCCGGACTGCTTCCATCGGCCGCCTCGGCGACACGATCACCGGAGCCGTCACTCTCGTCAAGACGGGTCTCGGCACCTTGCAACTGACGCAGAGCTACATGGGCGACATCGACCAGAAGGCTGGCGCACTCACGCTGAAGGGTTCCACCTACGGCGGACAGGTCACCGTGGATGAAGGCTCCTTCCTGCATATGGACGCCAACCAGGTAACGACGTTGAACAACATGTTCGGCGGCACGGGTACGGTGACGCTCGACTCCGGCAGCTTCTCCATCCTTGGAGCCGGTACCGCCGAAGTTGCGCTCGTGTACGGATCCTCTCTGGCTGGCCCTGCCTCCATGATCTTCCAAAGCGGTACGGAACTGGCTGGCGGCATCGATATCCAATCGACCTCCACCGGACTGGTGCTTGCCGGCAATGCGGCAGGTTCGCTGATCTCCGTTTCCGCAGCCATCACAGGCGAAGGTCGCTACCTGAACCTGCAAAACGGCATCTTCACCCTCAAGGGTGCAGCCGCCACGGACAGCACGGCGGGACTCGCCGTCTCGAATACGGCCACTCTCAAGCTGGACGGGGCATCCACCGTGCTGCCCTCCCTGCATACGGTTGAAGGCGGCATGGTGGAAGGCACAGCCTCCCAGAACCTCACCCTGCAGGAAGGCGTACTGAACGGCATTCTGAGCGGTGCCTTCACGCTGAACGTGCAAGATGCTGACGCCTCTGTGGCGTTGGGCGCTACGGCTCAGTCGGACGGAAGCACTCTGTTCAATGTGGGCGGCGGCATTCTCGACCTCGGCCAGACGGCCCTGACGAACTCCCTGACCATCACGGGCGGCAAACTGGCTCAGGCGGACAACTGGCTCGGCAACGTCACGGCTTCCCTCGGCAGCCGCGATGCGGACGGCCATGTGATGGGCAATACGGGTACGCTCGATCTGGGCGGCCTCCGTGCCGGATCTCTGAAATCCGTCACCCTTCCGGGCCATGCAACCGTCACGAACATCGGCACGGGTACCGTAGCTCTCGACCGTGGGGACCTCCGCTTCACTCTGTCCAACATCACGACAGACACGCATACGGGTACGGCCATGATCGTCTTCAACAACGGCGGTACAAACACGCTGACCATGTCCGCAGGCAACAAGCTGTATATCGACATGGATGACGAAGTGATCGCTCTGATGCGCGATCTGGCCCCGGCCGATCCGCTCGACTTCACGGGCAAGCAGGTCAAATTCGTCGTAACTGACGGTTCCCTCGGATTCACCAAGGCCAATGCGGCCGACTTCGTCACCTTCAACCCGCTCCTTGAAACATGGGGCCTGCAGGTGGCGGATGTACAGGGCGGCACGCTCATCGTGGACGGCAATCTCGAAGTCTGGTTCGCCAGCAAGCTCGGGGACATCACCCGCTACGACGATCTCGACCCCTACCGCGGCCTTGTGGTGGATCGCAACATGACCATCTCGCTGGCTTCCCCCACCGCCCCCGGAGAAACGCTTGTCGTGAAGAACCTCTACGGCATGAACCGCTCGGATCTGAGCATTACGGGTGCGATGAATCCCGACGGCTCGCAGGGCACGGCGAACGTCACCCTGATGAACAGCGTGAATACCACGTTCTCGGGCAACATCACGGCCGACAGCAACACCGCTCTGTCCAAGACTGGCAGCGGCACGCTGACGGTGCAGGGCAATCTGGCTGCCCGCGGTACGCTCGATGTGCAGGAAGGCACGCTCGCCCTTGCTTCAAAGGGTGAAAACAGCCTGAATTCCGTCGACATCTCGCACGGGGCCACCCTCTCCCTGCAGGGCCGGGGCGGCAATACCGTAGCCACCACGCTGAACTCTTCCGGCGGCATCCTCCTCGGAGAAAAGGCAAAACTGACCATCAACGGCACATCGACGCTGATGGAAGGTTCCACCCTGAACGGCATGAGCGGCTCGGCTGTCGAAATCGTCTCGGGCGGCTCGCTCATGATTGCTGCGGGAGCAGGAGTTGAAGGCATCGGGTTCGACCTGAAATCCGGCTCCCTGCTGGATGTCGCTTCCGATATTCGGGCAGCCTCGTTGAACGGCTCCGGTTCCCTCTCGGGTGCGGGTTCGATCGCTCTGTCCGGCGGCAACGGCACCTTCGCAGGTGCCATGAACGCCTACTCTGGCACCTTGAAGCTTGAAGGCGGAAGCCAGACGCTGGCCGGAGCCGGATCGACGGCGGCCTCGCTCGTCGCCGTGAATGGCAGCAATCTGGTACTCGACTATTCCGGCAGCAATGCACGGTATGCTTCGGTGGCTATCTCGGGAGGCAGCACGTTGACGCTCCTAGCGAACAACGGGAGCGGCACGAACAACCAGCTCACGCTCAGCGGCAACAGCACGGTAGCACACGGCACCCTCGCGCTCACCCTCAACACCGACCCCGTCCAGAACCTCTCCGCAGGCTACATCAACATGGCGGGCGGAGCCGCCCTCGGCTTCGGAGAAGGCAGCGTCATGCGCTTCAGCGCCAGCAGCAACTCCAAACTCATCCAGGGCACCAGCCCCGTTGAAATCGTCATCGTCAACGGCGTCACCACCGGCTCGGACAACATCACCGTAGCCTACGACCAGCTCTTCGGCAAATACTTCGATGCAGCCGGCTCCCGCCTCGAACAGCGCGGCAACCAGCTCATCCTCGTCACCGCCGCCAGCCGGTCTCCGTACTACGAAACCATCGGCCTCAGCCACAACGCCCAGGCCGGCGGCGCCCTCCTCGACCGGGCCCTCCGCACCGTCAACCCCCAGGCTGAAAACCCCGGCAGCGAACTCGCGCAAGCCATGAACGCCATCGACAGCCGCATCTCCGCGGGCAACCGCGCCGGAGCCTCCCAGCTCATGGCCGCCATCTCCGGAGCCACGGTCACCACCCTCAACGCGGCGCAGCTCGGCACCCAGGAACGCAACATGCGAGCCATCCGCAACCGCACCGTCACCATGGGAATCGACCCCTCTGTCGTCCAGCAGGACCTCCCCTACTGGAACGCCTGGGCCAGCTTCAACGGAGCCAACAGCGACATCTCGCAGAACGGAGACCAGCCCGGCTACAAACTCAGCAGCTGGGGCGGCACCATCGGAGCTGACAGCGACATCAGCCGCCACATCACCCTCGGCGTCGCCTTCACCGCCAACTACGGCAAACTCACCGCCACCGGGGCGGACACCGCCAGCGGACATGTCGACAGCTACCTCGCCAGCCTCTACCTCCGCGGACAGAGCGGCAAATGGTCCCACGTCGGCATCCTCACGGGCGGCACCGCGAAAGCCGACCTCGACCGCACCGTCAACTACGGCGCCGGCCAGTACAAAACCAGCGGCACCACGGACGGCAGCAGCTTCGGCGCCATGTACGAACTCGCCTACGACATCGCGCTGGACACCGACTACAAATCCCTCGTCCAGCCCCTCTTCAACGCCAGCCTCAACAGCGCGCGCATGAAAGGCTACACGGAAACGGGAGCGGGCAACGCCAACCTCAGCGTCGAAAACATGGACACCACCTACGGCACGGTAGGAGTGGGCGGCCGCTACATCGCCTCCGTCGGGCAAAACCTCTTCAACCGCACGGCCACCCTCGAAGCGCGGGCCCTGCTCCTGCAGGACATAGGAGACCGGCAGGTAGAAGCGGACGTAGCCTTTGCGGACGCGAAAGGGTACAAACGCACGGTAGAAGGAATCAAACCCGGAAGCACGGGAGTGGAAGTAGGCCTCGGACTCACGATACCGGTCGAACTGCAAAGCAGCATCTTCATGGAAATCAACCTTGATGCGCGCAGCCGGAGCACGGAAGTAAGCGGAGGAATCGGCTACCGCTACAACTTCTAAAGGAACGGCGCGAACCAACCGACCGCAACCACGCAACGGCAGAGCCGGAGGGGATTTTTCCCCTCCGGCTTTTGCTTGTGCACAAAAAGAATTATTTATACCATTATAATCGCAGCGTATTTATTGGTAGCGGATTGCATATCCGTTTCCATGTTCGTGCTTCACATAAAATAACATAGACAAAATTTTGGTGCTTTTATCACTTTGCAAAAAACACGTAATAATCATAATCTATTGAATAAATGCATGTTGCAATTACATATTGACAACGGATATGCAATCCGGTAAAATGCAGTTTCTTTCGTGGCGGAGAAAATCGTCTGAATGGTAACTTCCTTTATATTACATTGATTATGTTGAAAACACTCTTTTTATCCTTAACGTGCATGGTCGCCGTGGCACATGCAGGTGAACGTTTGGAAGATCGCCTCAAGTATCTTTGGGATTTTGATCTGGCTCCCAATGCCGGCGGGGTTGATTTGTCCAATAGTGCGCTTTCGGCCGGGGCCAAAAATCCCGGCATCCAGTCGTTGGGGAAGACGGGAACGCAGTACTTGAATTATACGACGGCGTCGAATGGAGGAAAATTCGGAACTTCCTATAATGCCTCCAACACGGGCACCTATCCCAAGATTTCGAATGCAAACGGTATCGGTCTGACGTATCAGGACGGTTTTACCGTATCGATGTGGATCAAACCGACGAATAGCACCGTGTGGGGTGATTACTTCACCATCGGCACATCTACCCGTTCGGGTGGTGCGACCAATGATCAGTGACACTAGGGGTGAGATTACCTTAGATATGGGTTAAAAGCCTTGAAAACACGGGGCTGGCGGGTGCGATCCGGGGCAAATGCGTATTTGAGATGAAGACCTGTAAAAACACCGGAGTTGACATGTAGTTTAGACGTAGCGACGAATACGGGCAAAAGAACGCCGCCGTGCATTTTTGGTGCTCGGCGGCGGCTTGTTGCAGGCTGTTTAGCGTTTTCCGGGGCCACGGATGTTGAAATGATCGGCCAGGCGTTCGGGAGGAACGCTGGGTTGTGTGGCGTGGTGTTCGATCGGGGGTTCGTCCAATCCCAGAGCGTCGATCTCGCGGCGTACTTTGGCGCGGCCTCGGTTGTTGACGGTGTAGACGAGTTGCCAGACTTGGCCAGGTTTCAGCATGGCGCACATGTCGTCCAACGTCCATCCTGCCTCGATCGTGATGTGGAACTTGTCGCGGATCAGTTTCGCCATGTAGACCAGCGGCAGCTCGAAACGCATGATTGCATCCTTCAGGAAGTGAACCGCTTTGGCATGGGGCGTGTATGTCTGGTAGGATTTGGCGGGATTGGCTTCGCCTGCAATTCCGGCAAAGGCATCATAGAGCCGTCCATAGTCGCTATTGGAAAGCTGCGTGAAGGAGTCCTGCCCGCAATGCTGTGTCGACAATGTGCGCCGGAATTCTTCATAGGAACCATACGCGCCGGTACCGGCTATCTGATTCCATGCCTTGCGGGATACCGCGAACAGGGATTTCCGTTGCCGCTCTGATAATTTCGTAGCCATATTCAAAAAAGTGGGTAAGCATGCTCCGCGTACCATCCATGCACGGAGCATGCATGGGTCAGGCACCGGGCGATGATTTGTCCGGAAGCTCCCCTGTCTTTTGTTGATGTCGTGCCATATCGGAGTCAAACCTATAAATAGGAATCCCCATATCATCAACTGCCACCTGCGTGACCCCCTCTCGCTTGAGGCCGACGGCCATGATGGGCATGCCGTCTGTGGCTCGGTAGCCTGACACGCACATAGTAAGCATGGCGGCGATATGCGCCTTATGCCTATTGATAGATGGGACAGCCACCGCAGACAGGAGGTTGATCGCATAATGAACCATAGATGCATCGTGATGCAGATCGCCGCTTGCGTGACAAAGCGCATGCGCTGCATCCTGTAAATCGGGAAGAGACGTGCGGATCAGGCCTATCGCCTCATCAGCAAATTTGATATTATCCTGTATCTCGCTTACCTGTTTACATGTTTTTTCGTCCGTGTTTTTCATCGTCATTTTCGTTTGTTGGTTTCTGTTCATGCACAGGTCAGTTGTTTTCGTCAATCGCATTATCCTTCGCCTTGACCCAGAAGCTTTCTGCCTGGGCGGCGACGACTCCGCAGGCGATCATCTCTTCCGGAGACAGGCCGGACAAGACGCGATCCTTCTGCACTTCCGTGACCGTTCGCACGCAGTCGTCATGCCCGTTGCTCTGGAGCCGGGTGCAGACAAGTTCCCACGTGTTGTCTTTGACAAGTTCCAGCCTTCGCTTCCCGGTGCGGAATCCGAATGTGGCCAGTTCCGTGGAACCGCTCTTCTTTTTCAGGCCGATCAGCCTCGCCCGGTGGCGAACAGCGTAAGATTCGGCCAGGGCAATCAGCGCGTCCCGGTCCTCAGTCAGCCTGTTGATTTTTTCTTCATGAGGTTCACGCGCCTTTTGCATGGCTTTGTCCATCTCGGCCGTACGGCTGTTGATGCGCACGTTCAGGCGGGCGATCCTGTTCACGGTATCCGTGAATTGCTGGTCATCGGCAATGCCGGTATTTCTGGTATTGGTGGTGGTCATCGTCTATCGAATAGTGAAATGGTAATGGGTAGTTGGGGAATCGCGTTACGCCCTATTTACAATCTCCGCGCAGAATTGGCAAAAGAGGCTGTTGAGGTGCTTGGCAACCTCAATCCATCGACTCTGCTCCTCGGAGGAGAGATTGAGGAACCCCGTATAAGCCTCATCGGGAGACTTACCGTCTTCCAAGGCGGAGTCAGTGGCATCGCGCAAATACACGAACCGCGCTTCAGCGGCGTAGTATTCCATCTTATCCTGCATCATTTTTTTAGTGTCGTTTTCTGTTTCCATTTTTTTGGTCTTTGTGTGTTGTTTGGTGTGGGTAGTTGAAGATTGTCTAGTCGAAGATGGCGGTTGGAGGGTGAGGCTGCGCGGCACGCTTGCGGTCAAGCAGCGCGACGATAATCTCCGGACTCGGCAAGTGAGTACTCAGGTACCGGGCGAACATCAGGGCATCAACATTAGCCTGGTGCGGCTTGAGCAATGCTGGCTCGGGACCGTAGGCAATATTGACAACACCGGGTTGAGTGGTCGGTTCGGCATTGCAGTAGGGAGACAGTCGAAGCGCGACCAGCGCCCTGTTAATCTCCGCGGCTGCCCATCGGTTGGCTTCTGGCGCATTGTCAATCATGCCTCACCTCCTTGCTCTTTCGGGGCCCATGGAGAACCGGGTGTGACGACGTATTCGCCATCCCGTCCCGGATGGGGAGACAGCGTCACTACTTGCAGCAAATGATCGCACAGCAGGCGGCGGTATTTGGGGCAGCGAGTCTGGTAAAACATATCCTGATGCGGCATATCCCGCAGGAATCGCATACACAGATAGAGGCATGGTTCGTCGCACAGGGCGGCGCTCATCAAATATCCAGCCGCCAGATGAAAGCAGTTGAAACATTTATGGCGCGGTTCCGGCCTCAGTAGGTCCACAGTGGAGCATTGGCGCCGGATCGCGGTCCGTCTTTTTTGTAATGGGTGTGTGTTCATGATTCGAATTGGTAATCATTCGGGATTTCGGAGGGAGGTACCACGCGCCAGGCATTGGCGCATTGGATGTAGGTGGCGGCCGCCCAGTTGGTGATGGCGGCGTAGCAGAAGGCGTAGCGGTGTCCCGTCTGGCGCATCCAGACTTCCACGCCCATCATCACATCGTAGTGGGCGACGACGTGCCCGGCGTGCATGGCCGTAATGGCTGCATAGGTCGAAAGCGGATAATGCGGTTTGTCCATGGTCATCGGTTGGTGAGTTGTTGTTGCGGCTGCGGGTTGCGGGCGGCATGGAAATAGGCCCATGATCCGGCGGCATCCTGCAGCATGGCCTGGCGGCGGGCGCGGTGCATGTAGAGGCAGAGCCTGCCGAGGCCGTCTTCCCTGCCGATGGAGCCGATGACGGACCACGTATCCGCATCCGGTTCCGGCAGCCCCGCCTGCCGTGCCAGTGCGCGCACCTCCGCCTTGCTGGGGTATTCCGGCAGCAGCAGGGTTTCTCCGCTTTTGGCGATGCGGTCGAGGAGGTCGATTTTCTCCAGGGCATCGCCGAACGTCGGATCGCCGCACAGGATCATGCCGCAGCGCGTGGCTTTGTGAAGATCGAGCAGCCACAGCAGCACATCCGTGATGCCGCGCCTGCCGGCGTGGATCGCCTTGTCCACATCGTCCACGATGACCAGGTAGTTGCGCGTGATGACGCGGCGCAGGTGGTGCATGGCCGTGAAGTCGTCCGTCGGCGCATCCACCCCGGCCGCTTCGCACAGGAGGCGGCCCAGTTTGAAGGCGGTCGGCCGGGTCGGCATCGTCACCATCAGCGTGAGCGGGGCAAAGTCCGGATTGGCGGCATACGCCTCCAGCGCCATGGTTTTGCCGCAGAGGGCGCGTCCGGCGATGCAGTTGACGGTCGAGTCCGCCACGGCGGCCAGGCACAGGCGGTGTATCTGTTCGCCGGTTTCCGTGGGCACGAATTCCACGGATCGGCCCAGCATGCGGGTGGCGATGTCCGCCCTCCGCGTCGCTTCGGCGCGGTGGCCGGCCGTCTCGACCTGCAGGCGCAATTTGCGGATGGCCTCCAGCACGTTGGTCATATCCGCATGGTAGGTGCCTGCCAGCAGGCGGCGGACGACGGTGGCGCTGTACCCCATCTGTTTGGCGATGCTGGCCGCCGTTTTGTCCCGGGCGTAGCCGCGCAGCCAGTCGAGGGCTGCATCCGTGCCGGGTATCGGTTGTGTGTGTTCGTTGTCGCTCATGGTTGGTGTGGTGGTGATGGTCAATAGTTGGTTTCGGGGAGGTCGTTGTCCGGGGGGAGCCTGGGGGGAGGATCGTCCATGCGGGGCAGCCCTTTTTGCCGGGCGGCGATCCGGCGTTCCGCACGGCGTGCTTCGCCGTCTTCCAGCCGTTCCTGCGGCGTGCGGCAGGTGCCCTGGATGATGGAGGCATTGTGTTCCCGGCGTGCGACGATGGCCGCTTCTTCGTTCATGCGGGTCACGCGCATGTCCTGCAGGCGGGAGGCCGTCTGGCTTTTGGCGCGCCCGAGCTGGGAGCGCAGGGCTTCGTCGTCTCCCAGCCTGCCGCGCTGCACCAGCGGCGCGTAGCCCAGCACGACATCCCGCTCGTCGAGGACGTACATTTTGCCGAGATCGAAGGGGTTGATGATGCCTTTGTAGCCGATGCGCGGGCCGAAGTCTTTCAGGTAGCCGTCCGGCGTGACCAGTTCGCGGTCGTAAATCAGTTTTCCGGGGGCAAGCTTCCGGTCCTGTATGTAAAAATAGCTGCCGTTCGCCCGGATGTCGCGGGCCATGCGGATGCCCAGCAGTTCCGCCGCCTGCACGATGGAGAGTTTCACCAGGGTGTTGACGGGGTTCCGCATGCTGGAGTCCCATGCTTCCTGCGGGCTCATGCGGCGCATGCGGATGTGGCCCTTGCTCCGGGCTTCCAGCTGCAGCAGGAAGTTTTTCTGATCGGCGTCCAGTTGCGACAGGTCGCCCCATTGGCCGCCGGATGGGTCGAAGCTGTATTCCTGCCGGAAGAATCCGCAATCCGCCCATCCTTCCAGATCGTGGTCGGTGCGTCCGTTCAGATCGGCCACGATGGAGGGCAGCATGGAGCACACTTCATGGAACGGCAGCAGGATGTCTTCCAGCATCGCCGCCTTTTCGGCAGGGAGCCTGTCTTTCGCCTTGGAGATTTTCCGCTGCTCGCGTTCCATGCCCCACAGCCATTCCGGTTCCGTGCGGTCGTGGCCCGTTGCGCCGGGAAGGAACGACAATCTGTTGTGCTGGGGATTGTGGTAGCTTTCGAGATAGGCCTTGTTTCGGGGGTTGCCGCAGGATTTGCCGCCGAACTCGTGCAGCATCGCCTGCACGCTGCCGTGCATCCCGCCCCGCTTCACCCGCACGCATCCGCCCGTCAGCAAGAGCAGCTGTTCCTCGATTTCGCGGGAGATGGAGGCCGTCTGGTTTTCCACCAGCAACACGGTGCCTCGCGGGCTGTAGCCCACGTTCACCAGGTAGTCGCAGAGGATGTAGAGCATTTCGTCGCCGTTCAGCCCGGCGCGTGTGCCGTCTTCCCGTTCGAAGGAGAACTTCGTACCCCAGCAGAGGCGGCGGCCCGTGAAGACATCGTTGCATCCCAGCTGGAGGGGGCGGCCGATCTGGTCCGTGCCGTTCACGCGGGCGATCGTCTTCACATCCAAATGCACATCATCAAAAGCCACGAAGGCGCAGGGGTAGGAGCCTGCACGCGTCCGGAATACCTGCGGCAGGTACCGCGCTCCGGCCCGCATGCCGTGTTTGGCCAGTACCGCCTCCTCCTTCGTCGGGAAGAGCCGGGCGATCTGCCGGTAGCTCCAACCGGGCGGGATGCTCACCAGCCCGTTGGCATCCATCCGCCGCCAGTCCTCGTAACCGGGTATGGGCATGCCGGATTGCAGCCTGCGCACCAGCTCGGCATGCGCCGCCTTGCCGTTGCGCTGGTACTTATAGAAGAGCTCTTTCACATAAGTGCGGAACAGGCCGTTGCGGGAGCGAGTCGCCTTGATCGCGCCCGCCCGGTACCGCTTGTCCACCGCCGCCAGCGCATCCCGGCCGGATTTCAGCCACTCGTTGAAGACGCGCTGCATCGACTTCGCCGAGTACGACACACGCAGCATCAGTGCCAGGCGGCGGGCCGCATCTTCATAAGCCTGCGTGCGGCATCCCGCAGGCGTTTCATCCAGCGTGCGGCAGGCAGCCAGCAGCAGCCGCGCCTTCTGCAGCTGGTCCAGAGGCAAGGCGAGCCCTTCGAGTTCCGCTTCCGTCATCGTCATGCCCTCCCTTCCGTTTCAAGCCCGCGCAGGATGTTCCGCATCTGCGATGCGAACAGGCCGTTGAACTCCCGCGTGCACAGCCCCGCCCGGCAATCCCGGTACGCCTCCGCTGCGGCCAGCAGCTTCGCCGCATCCTCCTGAGCCTCCCGCTCCCCGGCCACCTGGCGCTCCATCGCCTCCTCCATCGCATCCCGCATGTTCGCCTTGCTGTGCTTCGCTCCGCGGGATTCGGAATCGTCCACCACCTCGGCCAGAAACTCCTTGATCGTGCTGGCCTGTGAAATCTCGCCCAAGGCCAGGTAAAAATCCTGCCCGGGTCGCGTGGCCAGCATCTGCATCACCGCCGCTGCACGCTCCTCGCTGATCCGCTTCGCCGCCTCCACAGCCGCATCGTACACGGCCATGTAATTCCCGGCCTGTTTTTCTCCGAAATTGAAATGCGAAATCAATTTCGCATTTGATTTACTGCGGCTGTTTTTGAAAAGTTTCCCCCACTCTCCATGCTTGCATTGGTCTTTGATGGTACGCAGCGTATGCCCGAGCACCACAGCCATCTGCCAGGTGCGCACGGCCATCTGCTGCACCTGCCCGTGCAGGTGGTTGGCGTAATCGATGCGCGCATCCGGCAAAAACACGGTCACGGGTGCGGCATCCGGCACGATCATCAATTCATATCTCTCGGTCTTCATCTCGGTATCGGGTATTGTCTTCTTGAAATCCATCAAAAAAAATCTGTGTCGCATCTGCGGAATCTGTGGCTCTACCCCTGCCTCTCGGCCCGGCGTAGCTGGTCAATCACCTGCTGCAGCTCCTGGAGCAATTGGGGGTCGCGCACCAGGGCGAGACGCATCTTGTGCAGGGCTTTCCCTTCGATCTGGCGCACCGCCTCGGCGGAAATCCCCATCACCCTGCCCAGCTCCTCCCGGGACGGGCGGTCGGACACTCCCCAGGCATCCCGGAAATCGTCCAGATCCAGCAAAGCCAGCATCAGGGCTTGTTCCGTCGGCGTCAGGTCCATCTTGAAAGGTAAAAGTGCCACGTTAAAAAATCAGGCGAAAGGCCTGTCCGATCAGCAGCAGAATACCGAACAGCACACCCCAGGCGAGCGGCAGCAGCACGATCACCGGCAGGCGAAGCACGATGCGCTCGGCTGCCTGCAGGAAGCGGCTTCGGCGGCGCGGGGCGGAAACCCTCCACAGCCAGCAATCGTCGATCGGCAGCGTTCCGATATGGCACAGCACCGGCGCATGCACCGGCTGCAGCCTGACCACGGCCATGGCTTCATCCCGGCGCGACCACTCGCGAAAGGTCATCCCTGTCCGGCGGTAGCGGCGGCGGTGTTCGGAGGCCCGCATCCGGTCGAGGAACAGCGTCATCTCATCGGGAGCCATACCGCTGGAGGGCGGCATCGCAGGCACGTATCTCATGGTTCCAAGGGCTATCATGGCGTCAGTCAGGCTTTGGATTTTCGGCGAATCACCAGCTTCTTGCGAAAAGGCAAAGACAGCAGCTTCCGCAGCACAACCTGGCTTCGGTTGCGCCCGGCGAGCACCCTGCAGATCGTCGATTTATGGTATCCCGTAGCAGCGGCGGCCTGAGCTGCAGTCCACCCGCGGCTGTAGAGCCATCGCATATCATAGCAATGTGATTGATTTGTGTCGGTATTCATGATAACTTGCCTTTTGTAAAAGCAACTATGTTGCTTCGCATGTCATTACTAATATGTCGAACGACAGAAAAAATCAATAATAAAATATGCCAAATGACATTTTTATTTCTCGCTTACAAGTGATGTCTATTCGTTTGAAGTTAACACAGAAAACATTAGGAGAACTTTGCAATGTAAATCAAGCGACCATATCTTCTTATTTATCGGGGCGAAGAAGTCCTGGAGCCGATGAATTGGCTCGTCTATCTGCCGCACTCGGTGTATCTATGGATTGGTTATGGGGCGTATCCGAAAAAATGGGAGAATCTGATATCTCTCAAATGGAAAACAATAAACTACAAAGAAAAATGGAAGCCTTAAAAAAACGTTTGATTTCCGATTTGGCGTTTATTGATGAATCATAACTAAACAAAAAGAAAATATATGAATCAGATAAATGACGAATCGCATATTGATACGAAAAGTTTATATCTTACATGGATCGGATTTGTGGAAGCGATAATATATTGCATGCACTTGAAGCATGATGAAGAAATAGAAACTGCAAATATGAAATCGCTCATCTCATCAGACAAAATGGATAGTGCGATGCATCAATTTTGGGATCATGTTTTTTACGATGGATCCATTCCTCGGTTCTGTCCAGATATGGCATTTCAGGGAATTATGAGATTACAATTCGTAAGAGATTTATTTGCATCATATATGGAAATGTTTGACGAAGATATTGTGTTCCCTGGATTCGGACAGAGAGGAATCAGAGAAGACTTGGGCAGAAATTATAATTTGCATAAAATTTGCAAACGAATCACTTCACAGATTTGGAGAAAAAAGGCAGTTGGATGGTTATATCAAAAATTACACCTTGATGCAGATGAGTGGACATTGGGTAGTAGTAACGTTTTTTGTCGAACCTTAACAGATGAAGAAAGTGAATTTGTTGCATCATCCAAAAATGATTTTTTGCATATCTTCCAAGATGCTATCATGCCATCTGATAAAAAAATCGATCGTATGCAAGATGTTTATAAAATATATATTTATAAAACACATCCTAAAAAATAATCTTGCATCGAATCATGAAAAATCAAAAGTATAGCTCTATTCATATCGCGAGAATGAAAATTATAACTTTCAGTTTAATTTCCTGTTTTCTCGTTTCGTGTGGTAAAGAAGACAATCCGTACAATAAACAGCTGGAAGAAAATGCAAAACAGATAGCGCGGCTTGAACGGGAAATACATCAGGAACGCTTGAAGGAAGAGCAGCGGCAACGGCAAGCTGAAAGGCAAGCAGCAGAGAACGAAAAAAACAGAATCAAGGCAGGTGAAATAGCCACCGCGAAGGCATTCAAAGAAACATCTGCACGATCAGCCCAAACTGAAGAAGAAATCAGAAATTTTAAATTAGACGGATTACTCGCAATAGTCCAAGGTAAAGAGGCGAGGGATGAAATAGCTCATACTTGGGCTTATCGATTCAAAAATAGAATTAGCGAAGAACGTTCCAAATCATATCTGACTCTGCACAATAAACTGTATCAGGAATACGAAGAACAAAAAATCACCAAGGAGGCATATCAGGAAGCGATGAAAAACGCGATGGAAGAATCGAAAAGGAATCTTGAAGACTTGGAATATCAAATTAATAAATGACACCCTCCTTATGGACATGGCAAATCGTGGCCTATCTATGCTGCGTAGCCATCGGCTGGCTGGCGCATGATGCGTACAATCTCGCGACGAAGCCCGATCGGGTGCCGGAGCAAAAGAAATCCGCCGTGCGCTACTGGGTCAACACGAAGTGGAAAGCTGCCGGACGCATCCATGTGGACGGCTGCAAATGGTACGGCATCGGCCATGGTTACTACACGGCCAATCCTCCCGCAGAAGCGGTGCCCTGCAAGTTATGCCAGCCGCAAAACTAGCCTACGAAACAACGTGGGATAATGATGCAAACGCCTCACTGTGTATCGTATGGCACAATTTGCTTGTGACGTATGGTATCATGAGTGCATGAGCGACACCTTGCCCCCTGTAGAAGACCGTATCGGCGTGTACGATGCCATGGAGATACTGGGCTACAAGTCTCGCCACACGGTATTGTCCATGATCGGCGACGGCGTACTGATGGGGTGGAGGCGCCCCCGCGGCCGGAAATACATCCTGAGCCGCAGGCAGGTGGAACATCTGGACAAACAATTGATTGAAAAGGCCCGGCAAGACATGGAAGAACGCCGCGCCGTAAGCCAGCTGCTGCTGGACATCTGATCCGCGCCATCCTCTCTGTCCACAGGCTGAAAACCGACCGCACCGCGATGGTGCGGTTTTTTTGTGCGTTTTGTGCAAAACGTGTATTTTGTGCGTTTTGTGCGTTTTGTGCATCGGCAGCATGTCGATTGAAAAACCTGTGGCAAGCTGTGTGCATGTCCAGGCCGTCCATGATCCGCACGATCGCCCACACCGTCGCTCAATGGGTGAGGTATCGTCGCTGCATGGGCCTGCTCGGAACACCCGAATACCCGGCCACGGGCTGCCCTTGCCGCCATCATCGTGCTGCCAAGTCCCGTCCTGCCACCGTGCAGGGCGGGCACCCCGCCACGAACACGCCGGAAACAAACACATCCCATGAAACACTCAGCCACAGATTCCACGGATTGGCACTGATTTATTTTGTCGATCAATACTTTTGCTTTATCAAACCGGCAGTCGGCCGGATTCGGGTGCCCGGAAATCTGTGAACCATCTGCGCCCATCTGTGGCTAAAACCCTCATCCACCACACACGATCATGAACACAGTCGCCTTATCCATCGGCCACAGCCCCCGCGACGGCGGAGCCGTCATGGCGGACGGCAGCCAGTCGGAATACCAGTACTGGCTGGAGCACGCCCCGAAAATCAAACGCATCCTGGAGCAGCAATACGGCATCTCCGCCGTCATCGTCAACCGCCTTGTCAACGGCGGCGGAACGACGCCCGGCCACGCCGCCGCAGCCTGCAACGCCACGGATGCCATCCTCGCCGTTGATCTCCATTTCAACTCATTCGAACCCGCATCCAACGGCACGGAAACCCTCTGCTGGTACAACAGCGCACGCGGCGAAACCGCCGCCCGGCACCTGCAGCGCGCCATCTGCGAATGCCTCGGCACGCGCGACCGCGGCATCATCTACGTCTGCCCGGACAAACGCACGGAAGCCATCATCGCCTCATCCGGCGTACGTGCCGACAGCTCCCGCGCCGTCAGCTACTTCCAGAAAACCCGCATGGCCGCCATCATGATCGAACCCTGCTTCGGCGGCAGCAACCCGGGCGAATGCCGCCTCCTGCAGGACCGCGCGGACGCCCTCTGCGCCGCCATCGCCCAGGGCATCGCCGGAGCCGTCAAAGCCATCGCCGCCTGACGCCATGATCGCCTCTCTCCCACTACTCCTCGCCGAAGCGGCCCCCGACGGCTACATCTCCGTCGCCACCGTCGCCGCCCTCATCGTCGCCATCCTCGGCGCGGCGGGGGCTGCCGGATGGAAAGTCAACAAAACCGCGCGGGAAAAAGGAGCCGAAGAAGAACGCGCCCGCCTCAAAACGGACACCCTCATCTCGCCCACCCCGCTTCCCATCGTCAAGCACCCGGAATACATCACGCGCGACGAACACGCGAAACTGGAAGGCCGCGTCACCCGCCTGGAAGAAAAACACGAATCCGTCACCCGGCAAATCTTCGACAGGCTCAACCCCATCGCCGAAACCGTCGCGGAAATGCGCGGCGAAATGAAAGGACTCCACCAGCTCCTCCAGCAAATCGCCTCCGCCTCGAAAAAATGATCCCGCTCCTCCTCATCATCATCCTGGCCGCCTACGGCCGCAAACACCCCGCTGCATCATGAACGAAGAACAGACACTCGCCGAAGTCAAACTGGCCATCATGCGCACCCTGCGCGTCATCTCCGCACCCCTCCTGCTGCCGGACACCACCCTCCGCGCCCATGTCGACATCGCCCTGCCGACGCGCATCCCGGACGCAACCTACAACGAAGCCGTCGCCGCCCTGAAAGTACGCGGCTACATCACCGGCACGCCGAACGAACTTGCCGGGTACAAATGGGCGCTCACCGACGCCGGACGCGTCGCCGCCCAGGAAATATGAACAGTGAAAAATGAAGAGTGAATAGTTAAAAATTATTACCTCTTACCTGATACCTCTTATCTGAATCATGGCCGCCACCCCAAAAAAACTGCGATCGGACAGCGTCATCGGCTCCCTCCCTCCCGACATCCGGGCGGAAGTGGATGCCATGGTCGTCTCGAACGCATCGGGCAGAGCCATACGCGACTACCTCGCGGAACAGGGCATCCGGTTATCCCTGAACAGCGTCCACCAATACATCAACCGCACGCAGGGGCAGGACGACCTGGCCACCCTGGCAGCCATCGCCCGCACCATCAACTCCGCCCCGACCGAAGGCATGACGGAAGCCATGCGGTGCCGCGTCAAACAGCGGGCCTTCGAATTCGCCCTGGACTCGTCGACCGATCCCAAGGCACTGGTGCAGCTGGTCAAACTCGTCAACGACTCGGAACGCGTCGGACTCATGCGCCGACAGGTCGAACTGGCTGAAATCCGTGCCGCCGAAGCCGTCCTGGCCAAAGCCATGTCGCCGGAAGTGCAGGAAATCCTGCACGGCGCCGCCACGCATGAGGAAAAAATCGCCATGCTCCGCCCGATCCTCTTCGGCGAAACGAAGCCCTACACCCCCACCTTCACCGAAGCATGAAACCCGCCCCTTCCGTCAAACCCCTGATCCAGTTCAAGGCTTACCAGCAAGTAGCGTTCGCGTTGCGGATGCGCATTGCCTTCTTTTTGTGGAGACGCCAAGGCGGGAAATCCTATACGATTGCAGCCAAGGCTCTCGACCGGATGTTATCCAAAGCAGGCCGCTCCTGCTTCTTCATCTCGGCATCTCTGAATGTAGGAAAAGAATTGCTGGAGAAGGAAGCAACCATCTGGCATGACGCCCTGCAGAAAATACACGATGCAGAAAACACCCTGAACGTGAGGCTGGGAGGAAACGTGGTGGACAGGAAAACACACCAACTGCTGGATGTATCCGATCTGGCAGAAATCATGCAAAAGAATTCGGCCCAAATACGCATCTATCACAGCCGCACCCGCTATAGCCGAACATTGATATTACCGCCAAATCCGGCAACGGCACGAAGCTGGACCGGAGACGTATTCGGTGACGAAGTCGGCTTTTGGCCCCATTGCCTCGAAGTACTGGATGCCGTCGAACCCATCATCGCCAGCAACCCCGAATTCATGATGTGGATGTTTACCACTCCATCTAAAGAGGAAAAACACTACATGTACGACGTGTTGAATCCGGGAACACGCAAGTTCACACCGAACCCGGAAGGCAATTTCTACAAGACGGAAACGGGCTACCCCGTGCACCGGGTGGACGCATACGATGCCGCTCTGGCAGGAGTACCCCTCTACGATCCGCAAACCGGGGAAGCCGTGGACTATGACACCTACCGGGCGCATTCCCTGGACAAACAATCGGCGGATCGCAACTATCTGTTGTCCTTCCTGCCCAGTGGCGAATCCGCCGTCAAACGCGCATGGCTCGACCGTGCCCAGGAAAAAGGAAGCGGCACATGCACCGCCATCGACCTGGCCGGACAGGACGTCACCGCCAACAACATCGCCTCCCTGATCGGCACGGCATGGGCGGACACCCTGACCGCCGACCCCTGCACCATGGGGCAGGACGTCGCCAGCACCACCAACAAAAAGTCCAACCCCTCGGCCCTCACCGTCCTGCAGAAAACGGACGGCATCTGCCATGCCCGCCTCATCGTCCGCTGGAAAACGGGAGACTACTACACCATGCAGGCGGCCATACGCCATGTGCTGCACCAGCTGGGGCGGGCCAACATCAGCGGCCTGTGGGTCGACTCGTCCAATGAAAAATTCTACTCCAACCTGCTGGCACGGGACATGCGCCACCACCTCAACGTCCGCGGCATCGCAGGCGGCGACAAAGTCCGCTACCAGGGCATGGACTCGGATGCCAAAACGGCCCTCGGCACCGCCTACTGCGCTGCTCTGGAAGACGGCACGATCGCCTTGCCTCCCGGCCAATGGGTCGCGGAAGACCATCGCCTCGTCATCCGCAACGGCGCCCGCTTCGAAGCCGAAATCTCCAAGGAAGGCTACCACGCCGACACCTTCGACTCCACCAAACTCGCCTACTGGGGCCACATCCGCCCCTCCTGCGACATGCTGCCGGAACCGATCGAACTTGCCCGGCCGGACATGCTGAACCCGTGGGATGCCTCCCTCCCCAACAACGCCGCATTACTCAACCGCCCGTTTTAAGCCATGAGCACACCCGTACCGGATTCCCGCCCGCTGCACTTTTCCAGCCTCGACCTCCAGGAGATGTCCGTCTCCCGGGACCAATGGCTGGAACGCACCCACCCTCTGGACTACCTGACGCTCCCGATCATGCGGGATGCCGTCAACGAAGCCATGCGCGGAGCCTGGTCCAACATTCAGTGGATATGGCACAACATCGAACAGGCGGACACCTACCTTTCCGTCTGCGTGGACCGGCGGCTTGCCGCCCTGAAGAAACTGCGCTGGGACATTCGGCCCAAAGACGGCCTGACCGATGCCGAAGCCTGCCTCGCCGACGCCCAGGCACGCACGCTGACCGACTTCTGCAACGCGATCGACAACATGGAAGAAGGCATCGCCGGACTGGCGCAGGCATCCTTCCGGCATTACCGCCACCTCCAGTTGCTTGAAACCGACACCTCCCTCCGCCTGAACCTCACAGACAACTGGAACTGGTGCCGGGACGGGTACAAGGGACCCTGGCGCTGGAATCCGGAAGCCACCTACGGCGCCACGATCGGAAAGGATCTTCCCGTCTCCATGGACAGCATCATCACCCGCATCTGCCCCCGGCCCATCGACCAGGTGGCCATGCTGCTGGTATTCGACCGCAAGAACGGCAAATGCCAGCTGGCGGTATACAATGGCCGATACGGCACGCCGCCCATGTACATCATCATGCCCGACGGAATCTCGGAAGAACAGAAAAAAGCCTTCATCGAATTCGGACGCCAGTGCCTCTCCAACAGTGCCGGAGTCCTGCCGCCCGGCAGCAAGGTGGAAACAGTCCAGCCCGGCTCCCTCGGCCCCGACTCTTTCACGCGGTACATCGACATGGCCTCGCAGGAAATCGTCCTACGCTGCACGGGCGGCCTCATGACCATGCTCACGGCGCCGGGAGAAGGAACGACGACCTCCACCGGCAACGCCCACCAGGACGCCTTCGATGCCATCGCCGCCGCCGAAGGGGAAGACATCGCCGCCCTCCTGCAACGGCATCTCTTCGCTCCGGCATTGAACCAGTGGCACCCCGGCCAGCCGCATCTGGTCGAATTCACGCTCGCCCCGCTGGAAGACAAGGGCACCTCCGAAATCGTCCAGTCCATCGCCATGCTCGCCTCCGCAGGCTACCGCCTCACCGACGACCAAGTCGCAGAACTCACGGGGCTGGACGTCACCAGCGCCAACATGGACGCCCGAGCCATCTACGCCGCCAAGTCCGCAGGATTCGTGCCGACCCAACAAAGCCTGGAAGAACGAATGGGCATGCCTCTGGCTCCCGTGCCTCTCACGCCGGAGCAGCAGGCTGCCGGCATGCTCAACAGCATGCACCGTCGCTTTGCCCCCACCATGCTGTGGCCGCAGGCCCGCAGAGTGTATGACGCCGCCACGGCCGTACGCATGCACAACCTGTCTGCTCGCCCTGCCGCACAGGTGCAGCCGGAAGACGGCATCACCGCCGAACAGCGTGCCATCCTCACACGCCTCGCCTCCATGCCGCTCGACCCGGCCCGCATCGAGGCCAAGGCGGAAAGCCTTCGAAAGGCCCTGCAGGAAGCGATCGCGCCCTATGCGCCCGATGATGCCTCCGACGCAGCATCCCCCCATGCACGCCCGATGCACGGCGCGGCACGGGGCACATCCGAACAGGATGGTGACAACCATGCGGCACAAAACGCGCAAACCTCCCCGGAAGACGAACCCGTCGCCGAAAATTACGGCACCAGCGAAGGCGCCAAAAAGGGGTGGGACAAAAGAGGACGCGGCCGCAAAGACCTCAAAACCGGATTCGGCCATGCCGCCGTCGGCAAAACGGGAACGGCCGAACAACTCGGCCTGGGCAGGCTGAAAGACATCTCGCCCGATCCCGCCTCGACTGCCAGCCACCCGGGCCGTGCCAAACGCGGCCTGACGCGCGGATTCAGCGCCCGGAGTATCGACGGCCAGAACGTGCACTTCACGCGCGACGTCCTCGACCACTGGGAAGCGGCCGGGAAAACATCCACCGAACAGGCCCGCCGCCTGCGCCACCTCTCCGAAGCCGTCCGCGCCGTCAAAAGCCCTCACGAAATATGGGAAAACCCGCGCGACGGGCAACGCACGTACCTGCGCTCCTACAAGGATGCCTCCGGCCATTACGTCCTGGCGGGCTTCGTCGTCGGCAAAACGGGCAACGTACGCACCTACTTCCACAACCGCAGACTGTCCAGCATGGAAAAAACGAGAAAAGGAACCCTCAAATACAAACGGGACTGAACCAAAGAGGACCGGACGCGGGGGCGCCTCCCGCCGATCGGTCGTCCGCTCCTTAACTTGCAGGGCCGCCAGAGCAGATTTCCAAGCACACCATAGCACAACGCCACACAAAGTCAACACGCCATGTCACAAATCCCCCCCTTCGACCAGTCCCCGCATGCACCGTTTCCCGTAGGGGAAGTGCCGCGATCCGCCTGGTACTGCATCGAACCCACCTACAACCACGCCACCGTCGAAATGGAGAAAGTCGGTCGAAGTCTCGGCTACGACATCCCCGAGAGCTGGTCGGATGAAGAGCTGCAGGCATTCGCGGAAAAAAACGGATTCGCCCGCGAACTGTCCACGGAAGAAGACCTCCTCCGCATCGTCGACAACTTCGAACGGTACGACAACGAAGGCAAAGGCATCCTCGTCACGCGCGACCATCTGTCGTGGGTGGACGTGCCGGACACGGGCGCCAGAGGATGGATCAAGGCATTATGCGTACCGGACGGCCGCCTGTGGGCGTGGATCGAATGGACGGATTCAGGGCACGCCCTCGTCAACTCCGGCGAATACTGCTTCTTCTCGACGGAATACGAATTTGCGGACTTCCGGAAAATCGAAGGCGGCGTCACACCTACCGCCCTGTATGCCTGCACCATCACCAACACCAACCGACACAAGGGACAAGTCCCCATCACCAACAGCCTCACCTCTACCCAAACCAAACACCACAACCAAACAAAACACATGAAACCCAAAGCAACACGCAATCGCGGCACGCAACCGATCACGGGCCAGCGCCGCAACTCCGGCACCTGCGAACCCGAGAAAGACCAGGAAAAGGCTGCCAACTCGGATGCCGACCCGGATGATCCCGATACCGCGACCAACTCCGAAACCGATCCGGACGAAACCGACCCCGAAACCAATGCGGACGGCGACGAAGAACTGACTCTGGACGACGCCGTCGCACAAATCGCCGAAATGCTCGGCCTCGATGCAACGGCCAATCCGGCCTCCCTCGTCTCGGCCGTATCCGACCTCCAGCGCAGCAACGAAGAACTCACCTCCGCCCTGGCCGAAGCCAACAAGGCAGCCGGCACAGGCGGAGCCGCCACCAACTCCGCCCGCTATCCCGGCCTGTTCGGAGTGCGGCGCAATGCGGCCAAACCGGCAGCGCCTCTCAAAGGGCACACGCCGAACCGCACCGTCACCATGCGCATCAACGGCGCAGACATGCAGGTACCGACCCAGGACATGGCCCTCGTCGACTACTGCCGGAAACACGTCAAGGAAGAATCCGCCCGCCTCGGCCGCCCTCTCAGCCCGGCCGAATACAATGCAGCCTACAACTCCGCCGTCAACTCCTACTCGGATGCAAGGCGCTAACCCACAACCGCACACAACCACATGATCGTACAAGACATCCCGCGCTTCCGCGCCAATTACACCGCCGAGCTGCGCCCCACGGGCCACCTCCACGAAGGCAAGTTCGGCAAATTCACCGCTTCGGGCGAAATCGCCCTGGCGACATCCTCCTCCGACATATTCGGCATCATCTCGGAACCCGACAGCCAGCTAGCCCAGATATGCGGCAACACCACGGGAGCCACCCTGATCCCGTACACCTTCGGCGGAGTGGTCGACGTCCAGCTCGGCGCCAATCCCGGCGTCATCTCCAAGGGCATCACGAAACTCAAGCTCAACAGCGACAGCACCGTATCCGCCGCCACCGGAGCATCGGGCGAAATCATCGTCGCCATGGCCATGCAGAACGTCACGGCCCAAACGGCCGGGCAACTCGTCAGCGCCATCATGCTGCCGCCCTCCACCAAACCCTAATCCCTCCCATCATCATGAGTACCACCACAGAATTTTGCTATCCCCTCTACGACCGCGCCGTCAACTACTTCAAAATCCCGGTCTTCAACGTCCTCGAATTCCTGGCTGCCCGCTGGGCGGGCAACATCGGAGGCATGGGCACCTACAAAAGCTGGCCGCAGGGCTACGTCTGGCGTCCTGTCGAAACGGAACGCGGCCTCCACGAAGTCGCCAAAACCATCAACACCGGCAGCGTCGACCTCCCCTTCATGCTGCAAGACCACAGCATCCGCATCGGGGTGGATGACAAGGAACTCAAGCGCAACCCCGGCAAAACGGCCGACCAGATCGCCAATGCCAAACTGGGCACCCTGCTGGGCACCTGGCGCACCTCGCAAACGGCCCAGGGCCTCCAGGCCCTGCGCGACAATGTGCCGGCTCTCTCGGGCATCGGCAATTGGTCCAATGCCTCCTCGAAACCGCTGACGGAACTGAAAGACCTGATCAGCGACTACCGCAACAACCACGGCGTGGAACCCAACCGCATCATATTCTCGCACCAGGCATGGGACATCCTGTCCGAAAACCCGAGCATCCTGCCCAGAATCCAGTACAACTCCACGCAAACGCTCACCCCCGAACGCCTGTACGAACTGCTGGGCCTCGATGCCGCCACCGGCACGAAGATACACCGAGTCACCGTCCCGGTAGGCACGGCCGCACCGGGACCGAACGTCCAAACGACGGGAGCCAACATGCTGGGTTCCGACGTCATGCTCACCTTCATCGACGATCAGAGCCAGTATGACGACCTCTGCGGCATGGCTATCCTGTACGGAGGAGACTCCGGACCGGTTGAAGTCCCCATCAAGTACCGCTCCGATGCGGAACACACCTGGTGGTACGAAATCGGCATGTCCCGCCAATTCGTCTTCCCCGCCATCGGCCTGAACAACCGCATCACCGTCAGCTGAACCATCCCCCATGCACGGCGCATGCCTGCACCGTGCATGGCGCCGCAACACAAAACCAGAACACACACATGGCTACAAAAAATACCAAGCAGGAACCTGCACCCGCCGCACCCAACAATCCGGAAATGGACGAAAATGCGGTCGCTGAACGCCAGCAACAAACCGACATCCCCGATCAGGAAACAAATGAATCGGCTGCCGCCAAAACAGGCCAAGACAAGCCTGACGAACAGCCCACAGGCACCAAACCAAATCAAGCGGAAGGCGAAGACAATGCCGAAAGGTTGATCCTTGACGGGTGCTGCTCCCTGCAACCCGTATCCGTCGAACCGTCACGCACGGAAATCCGAGTCCGCATCGCCTGCGCCCTGATCCAGTCACCCACATGGGGCAGCGTCATCACCGACGACAAACACCTGGAATGGATGATGGGCCGCGTGGACGCCGTCGCCGACGCCCTCCTGCAACACGAACAACCCTCCGAACAGGAATCATGAACTACTGGGTCGCCATCAGGCCGGACGACTTGTCCGCCGTCTTCGTCGGTGAAGAACTCACCGCCCTCACCAGGCCGGAAGCATCCGCCGCCGTCCAGGACGCCATCGACGACGTCACGGCCATCGTACGCGATGCCGTCGCGCAGAACCTGGCCAACATCCTGCCTGATGGCGCCCTCATCCCCCGCAGCCTGCGTCCGGCCGCGCTGGACATGATCGCATGGCGCCTCCTCAAACGGTACGCGCTGGCCATCACCGACGAACGCAAACAGGCCGCCGCCGAAGCCGCCGCCCGCATCGCCGAAGTACGCACGCAGAAGCAGCTTGTCCTCGATGCCACGGGCAAACTCCCCATCCAGCCCGCCAGCACCCCGGCGATCATCGCCCCCGACCCCGCCTACGGCAACGACGGCCCCGGACTCTACCCCATACCTTGATCCGGCGGCCACGAACGCAGAAGCCACAGATACCGCAGATGAACACTGATTTATTTTATATCAAAATATTACAGCTCCATCAATCCGGCGATCAGCCGGATTCGAACCCGGAAAAATCTGTGCATCGATCTGCGCCATCTGTGTAACCCAGCCTCCACCCACCATGCCATCCGCTGCCGACATCCTCAACGCCAAAACACCGCTCCCTGTCCGCATGACGTCGGAGCAGTGGGCGCGCATGTCTCCGGAACTCACCGTCCGCTCCATCTTCGGCGCTCTGGTGGACGACCTGGCCACCCTCCTGAAAATCCGGCAGCAGGCAGCGGCCATCCTCACAGGCGGAGCCTCCAAAACCGAAGCCCGCCATGCGATCACCGACATGCTCGATGCGATCGGCTACACTCCCGAACCGGGCGACGAAGGAACCATCCGAGACCTCTCCGGCACGGCGCGGAAAAACCTCATCCTCGAAACCCAGACCACGCAGGCAGCCAGCCGCGCCCAGGCCGAAGCCTACCGCGGATCGCTCGCCTTCCCGGCATACCGCCTCGTCCGCATGGGCGAACGCACCCAGCCGCGCGACTGGCCCTTGCGCTGGCGCATCGCCTACGGCGCAGTAGGCGGCGCCGGAGCCAGCGCCACCGAAATGGTCGCACTCACCACCTCGCCCATCTGGGCCGCCCTCTCCCGCTGGGGCAGCGACTACGCCCCCTACGACTACAACAGCGGCATGGACCGCATCCCCGTGGCGTGGGAAGAAGCGGCAGCCCTCGGCCTGATGGACGCCGCCGCCTACAACTCCCTCGACACCGCCCGCAACACACCGCCAGAACCCCTCTCCCTGGAAGCAACACTCCCGGACCTGCCGCCCGACCTGCGCGACCAGGCCACCGCCCTGATGGACGGCCTCGCCATGTGGGACGGGGATACACTCACGTTCACAGGCAACAATTAACTAATCACGCTCATCCGACGCCATGGCCGCAACCAAGCACTACATCGAAACCGTCGCCGGAGTCACCCGGCACATGATCCTCCGCCTCGCCAACCAGGACGGCACCCCGGCCACTGCTGCCGACTACGCCATCTACGGAGCAGCGCGGCTGGGCGATCGCATCCACCCCTTCGGCGCCGCCCCGATGGATCCATCCAGCGTCCGCCTCTCCATCCCTCCGCTGGTAGCCAGCAACTACGCCTACGACCTCTACGCCAAACACACCGCGACGGGAGTCGAACACGCCCTCCTGTGCGGCAGCATCCGCGTGGCGGACCGCGTCGCATCGATGCCGCCTGCCGACCAGGGCGGGGAACACATCGAAGCCTCCATCTCCTCGGACCTCACAGCCATCACCGTCACCGTCCAAATCGTCCCCGTCATCACCGCCGCCACCTGGGAAGCCATCGAAGGCAGCATCGCCACCGCCGACAGCCTCCTCGAAACGGCCTCCAACCTCCTCCCCGCAGCCCGGCAGGAAATCGCCACCGCCACCGGCACGGCCAAACAGCACATCACGGCACACGCAGCCGTCGAAACAGCCGCCGCCAAAAAGGAAATCAACCAAACCGCCGGACAGGCTGCCGCAGACACCGCCGACATCATCGCCGCCAGCGGTGAAGCCGCCCTCGAATCCATCTCCAGCGCGGAAGCCACCGTAATCGCCCAAGCCACGAACGACGGCATCAACGCCATCGGCCAAAGCATCACAGCAGGCACCGGCACCATCTCTGACGCCACGGCCTCCGGCAAATCCTCCATCGACACCTACATCGCCACCACGCAGGCCGACCTCGCCCGCAAATCACAGCCCAACATCTGGAGCGGAGTCAACACCTTCAACGCGCCGGTCGTCGCCAACGGCGGTATCATCATCCAGCCGACTGCTGCCGCCTCTTCCGTTGGCACCCACATGAGTGCATGGCTCTGGGCCTCGACGTACTGCACGGAGAGGGCAATCCCCTACATCGGCCGCTGGACAAGCGCCGCATGGACGGGCAACGACTGCCTGATGGAGAGCTACACCGTACCCGACCAGTCGACCTATCATCACCGCCTCACCTGCATGGCCCGCGTCGACGTCGCGTACCTTACGCGCCGCCGCAACTGCATGGACGAGGCCAAAAGCCGCATCGCCTGCGGCATCGAAACGAGGCCAGCTTCCACCTACACCCCGCATGCGGGCACCTATCCGTGGGACTGGGCCAGCGGTAACGAACTGCGGATCGTGGACACACCGCGCCATGCCGTCCGCTGCATGATGATACGCCATGCCTACAGCGTCCTCGGCTCCGTCCCTACGTCGTGGCGGCTCATCTACCCCGGACGGCTGGATGATCTGCACAGCCTGCAGATCATCAGCCGCGGTACCGAGTGGCACGCCCCCGTCTACATCGGCTGCCATGCCGGCAACCTGTATGCTGTCGAATGCAGCTACAGCCAGGCGACCAACCCGGCCGTCACGTCGGACGTGGGCCAATACTCGAGCATCATGTCGCGCGGCACGTTGTGGGTCAGCCGCACCTACCTGAGCGACCGCGCCAACCAGGACAAGCAGGACGTACCGCCCGCCATCACGATACATGCCCACACCATCCCTCTCCGCAACTGGACGACCTACAAACGCTGGCCCGAAGAACAGGCCCTCCTCGAAGCAGCCGACAAATCCTGGGTGGACTGGCGGTACGTCACCGCCAGCCTCGACTACACGCCCGCAGGCTCAGAAACCGTCATTGTCGCCGCCAACATCGGGCGGCATGTCTACGTTACCGCCGCCGCGCAGGACATCGGCCTCTCCGCATCCGTCTACCGCCCCAAGGCGGGCGACGACACCCTGCTGCCTGACGGCGTCGTGGTGGACATCGACACCGCGGCCACATGGCTCACCCACTCGGGCGGAGCCTTGCACCTCGCCGCCAACACCACGGGCGCGGAGCGCATCGCCAGCGTCTGGCTCTACTCCGCCTCGTTCACGGGCACCATCTACGAACTCCAAATCCACCAAAGCACATGATCCCTCAGCTTCAAATCACCTGTTGCCCAGCCGACTGGGACTCCTCCACCCTCACCGCCGCAGGCATTACATTGCCGGATGGCCGCACACTCCTGCCACGCGACATCATAGCCCGTGACCTGCCGCCCGACCTCCTCACCATCTGGCATGGAGCGGTCGACACCATCTCCACCCTCGACCCCGGAGGCTGGGCCGCCACTCTCATCATCGCCCGGCGGGGAGAAACCGCCGAACCACCGGCAGCAGAGGATGGCCTCAATGCCGCGCCCATCGTCATCCCTCACCTCACCCTAACCATTGACCGCCGCTGGGATGACGGCGCCACCGCTCCACCCATCACTCAGACCTATCCCGATCCCTACATGCTCCACTTCTTCGATATTCTTACCGCTGCCTCGTACTGGGTCGCGGATGCTTGATTTACCGCCATGATCAAAATATCCGCCAAACTGCAAACCGTCATCGTCCCCACCACAGGGTTGGGGCAGGCCGACCTCGCCGAAATCAGCCGCTCCGCTGCCCTGGGTGTCCGGCAGCAGGTCGTCGATCATTTCATGGGGATGAAAGAGGCCACGAAATCTCGGTACTGGTGGCATGGCGCCATCAAATCCATTGGCCAGCCGGCAGTGGAAGGCTGCACCGCCACCATCTCCATCGGGCAGAAAGGCGTGCGCCTGCAGTGGCTGGGCGGAACCGTCCTCCCCAGCGGCCGCACCTCCCGCGTCACGGGTCGTCCGATCCAATCCCTCCTGGTACCTTTCTCCGACTCTCCCCTTCGCCGCAAAAGCCTGGATGAACTCGGCATCCCCGACGACGAAATCGTCGTCCTGCCCTCGCAAACCGGCAAAGCTCCCGTCATGTACTGGGTCCATGAGCGCAAACGGAAAGGCAAAGACGGGCTGAAACACAAAATCGTCCCCCTGGCATGCCTCCTGCGATCGGCCACCATCAAGCCGAAACCGCAGGTCATGCCCACCGACGCAGAGATGACCGACGCGGCGCGATCGGCCGTCGTCTCCTACACCCGCGCCATCAACCACAGAAACACCATCCAACCATGAACATCACGGACAAAGCAGAAACAACGCTCGAAGAAATCGCCAAAGACACCCGCCGCCCGCACTGGCAACGCATCCTGGGCTGGCTCGGCTGGATCATCGCCGCCGGCATCACCGCCGCCTACAACCTCTGACCCGCCATGCCCACCGCTCCGGACATCTCCCAGCTGCCGACATCCCCCCGATGGGAATTCGGGAAGGCCCTCATCGACCGCCTCCGCATGTACGAACCGATCCGGCCGTACGTGTACGAACACCTCATGACCTCCCCCGATCAGATCAAAGCACTGGACGCCATCGTGCGGCAATACTCCGGACTCGTCGCCGTCGTCCCGCAGGACCTGGCCAACCCCACCAGGGACACCACCGTCCGGGCGGCCTACCTGGACTGTGAATACGTCATCTCCTGCGGCGTCTGGAGAGGCCTCGGCATGGACGCAACCGGCATCACGGCCGACGAAGCCACCGACCGCCTTGCCGCCACCGTCATCTCCATCATCCAATCATGGGACATCAGCAACCGCCCCTACGGATCGCCGGTCGTCACCGGAGACGGCGACCTCGCCGTCGTCCTGGGCGACAAACGCCTCCTGCAAACCCGGGGCATCAGCATCACCGCCCGCATCATCCACCCGACCATCGCATTCGATTAAACCAACCACACAAACACATGGCTACAACACCAAAAAACACAGACAAACCCCAAGCCGAAACGCCTGCGGAACCCGCCGTTGAAGCAACAACCTTGCGCTGCACCATCACCGCTCGCTCCCTGCTGATCGGCCGCATGTACCATGCCCGCGGCACCATCGTGGACATACCCTCCGCCAAGGCCGCCGCCCTGGAACAGGCAGGCAAACTCCGCATCCTCGGATAATTATTCACTCATACCTACTCACTAAAAACATGTCTACACCTCCCGTCATCACCCCGAAAATCACGGCCCGCGTCGTCTCGCACGACGTCCTAGGCCCCTCCTCCATCTCCTTCTGCCCCGCCTCCCTCACCGTAGACGGCGCAAAAGTATCCGCCACCAGCCGCCCCGACTACGCCACCGCCCCCGAAGCCTGGCACGACATCGGCCGCGGCTCCAACTTCCAGCCAGCAGCGGAAGAAAAAATGATCGAAATTGAAGAATGCCAGCAAAACGGCGCCTGGATGAAACACAAGGAATCCATGCTCCAATCCTTCAGCTTCACCTTCACGACATCCCAAACCTCTCCGGAGGCTTTGCAGCTCGCCTTCGGCCTCGGCTCCCCCATCAAGGACGGAGAAGAAATGCCCCTGGCCAACGCCGGCAGCAACTGCATCGAAGGCTGGCTGCGCATCGTCATCAAACGCTCGCAGGACGGCACCGACAAAGTGCAGGAACTCTACGGCTACGGCCGCCTCAAACTCAAAACGGCCCCCTCCTTCACCTCCGACTTCATCAAACCCGAATTCGAATTCCTCGTCGATCCCGGCGTCGAAATGGCCACCATCACCTTCGCCAACGTCCAGGCCATCGCCGCCTCCGCCTAACCCCGCGCACCGGGCATGCCTCCACCGTACATGCCCGGTGCGAACCATCTCCATCGCCATGATCGCAACCGAAAAACACCTCAAAACCACAGCAGGCATCCGCGGCGTCTTCTACTTCCAGTTCCGGGATGGCGACACCATCGTGCAATCCCCGGGCATGCTCACCGGAGCCGTCCAGCTCGACTCCACCGCGGGCGGCGGCATCATCACCATGCCGCCGGACACCGAAAACCTCAGCTACCCCGGCCTCCCCGCAGGCCTCCACACCTACGAAATCCGCATCGCAGGCGTACCTGCCGTCCGCGGCCTCCTCGAAGTCCAGCCCTCACTCCTGCCGCCTCCCGAAACCTCCACCTCCGTCTTCTTCGACCTTGACCTCGGCACCACCATGGCCATCCACGTCGAAATCGGCACCGGGCGCAACGGCACCAATGGCAAAGACGCCTACGAAATCGCCGTCGCCCAGGGCTACAAAGGCACCCGCGACCAATGGCTGGCCAGCCTCAAAGGCGACTCGCCCTCCATCTCCGGCCTCGTCCCCTGGGCCACCTACAACGCACACGCCAACAGCGGTGCCACCCACGTCTCTGCTGCCGACCGTACCAAATGGAACGCCGCCGCCACCGGCCCCAGCTACGCCGTCAAAATCCTCTGGACCAACCCGCCCTCAGGCCCCTACTACCGCGACGACCTCGACTCCGCCTGCACCTCCTGCGGCTATGAATACGACTGGCTCGCCGCATCCGGGTGCAACCTCATCGTCTACACCGACACACCCACCCTGCAGCAACCTCTCCTCGCGACACTCGACAGCTACAAATCCACCTCCCCCGGCAGCAGCTACGCCCTGCAAACCGTCTCCCTCTACACAGCCCTGCGCGAACACATCTCCAACGGCGGCGGAACTACTGCCTCCACCGTCCGCCGCAACTACTGGCGGCTCCGCTGGACCAAATTCCCGGACGTCTACTCCCCCGGCACAGTCTCCTCACTGGTACGGGCCCAGCTGGATCAGGACGGCTACACCTACACCTACGACACCGACGACGCCTGCGACATCTACACGGAAGACTCCACACTCGCCTTCGGCTTCATCAACCAATTGAGCGAATTCATCGCCCCGCAAGCGAACGGCACCTACACCCTCCAGCGCGCATGGATGGATGTCGACCCTCTCGCCGCCGCCTGTGCAGACCGCCTCAACCGCCTCCGCACCCCCTGACCCCGCTCTGCCATGCAAACCGCCCTCTTCACCTTCGACTTCGTCACCCTCCTCGGCGGCCAGGAAACAACCATCCCCTGCTGCAGCCTTGGAGACATCATGCCCGGCCCCGAAACCAACGACTGGCAAACCTCCATCCAGACAGACGACATCATCGCCTCCCCCTGGCAGCACCACCAGGGCCGCGGCAACGCCACCAAAACCTTCGGCTTCACCGTCCTGCGCTCCTACCCCACCCGGGCCCAGGCCGAACTATACGCCCACGACCGCGAACACCTCCTCAACACCAGCCAAACCGGCCACGCCCTCTACCGCTACGGCTGGCACGAAGGCATCCCCATCTCCTCCGAACGCTGGCAGGCCACCGTCCAGCGCTGCCGTGCCCTCCCCATCTCCTCCGACCAATACGCCGGCATCCGCCGCCGCTACGGCCAAACCTGCGGCGCCTGGATCGCCGTCGAATACGCCTTCCTCCTCACGCACCGCACCATCATATAA